GGTGTTACAGGTGCTAGACCTAGCGGTGCGGCTGGTTTGGGTGCTACCACTCATGAGATGGAGGCTTACTACAACGCATTGGCACAACAAGACTTGCAATTGGCGGCGCAAGCTCAACAGGCTGGTCAACAGAATGTAGCCTTTGGCGCAGGATTGTTAGGAACTGGTGCTGGTTTAATGGGTCAGTATCAAGCTGGTCAAGTTGGTGCTTTGAGTCCATTTACAAGCTATTTGGGTGCTGGTTCAACCATTGAATCTCTTGGTCAACAGCCTTTAGAGATGGGAAGACTCTTAGGTGGTCAATCGGCTAGTGCTGGTGGAAATGTTGGTCAAGCATTGCTTACTGGTGGCTTGGGTGCGGCTCGAACTCTCCAAAGTACGGCTGGCAGTGGATTAGGTGCGGCATTGACAGGCTTAGGTAATAACCCTTATGTTGGTTATGGTTTGAATAAGTATTTCAATCCTCCGCAACAACAAGCATTTTCTGATGCTTACCAAGCATCCATTCCTGTCAACAATCAATCATCTGGTTACTATTAAGGAATAAATCATGGCAACACTTATGTCCGAAGACATGACAGGATTGTTTGTACCACCTGTAACTGGTGAAACAATGCCTAGAGAATTTCAACTCGATGCTGACAATACTAATTATGGGTCACAAGCAGGTAATTTGTTCAGCATAGATCAAACACCAAATCCGTACATACAGAATCCTTTTGTGTTTGAACCAATGATGGCAAATCAACCACAATCTATTGTTGGTGGAATGTTTAGTCCTGAAATCTCTCGTGCGGCAGAGATGGACTATATGATGAAGCGTCAAAGAGCAATGCAAGATGAGGCATTGGCTTATGCACAGCTAACACCCATGCAACAAGCTCAGTTTGGCTTCTATCGTGGTGGTCAACAGTTGGGTGATGCTCTTGGTGGTGCTTTGGGTGGCAAAGACCCTCAGTTGCAGATGATTGGCTTGCAACAGCAAATCTTGAGTGAACTTGACCCAAGTGACCCTCAACAACAATTAATGGTTGCTCAGAAATATGCCAGAAGTGCTCCTGAGTTAGCTTCAAAAATTGCAGACAGTGCTCGTAAATCAATGTCTGAAATGGCTTTGGCTGAACAAAGAAGAAGACAAGCAAAGCTAAGACCTGTTGTTGTAGATGGTAAAGTTGTTAATGCGGAAACTGGAGATGTTTTGTACTCATCACCAGTAAAAGAAAAATTTGTAGTTGTTGGAAATGCGCTAGTTGCTGAATCAACAGGGAAACCTATTTATCAAGGTGAAAAGCCAGAAAAATATTCAGCATTTGCTCAAGAGTTAATTGATGCTGGATTAATACCAGATACAGAGCCGTTCACAAGACGAATGCTTGATTACATCAATGAAAAAACCAAAGGCGCTAGCAAAGGGACAGGAAATGTCACTATTGGAGGCATAAGCATTGATACTGGAGCGGCAAGTAAAGCGGCAGGAAAAATTGTTGGTGAAAATGTTGCCAACATTGAAAATCAATATTCTTTATTGACTGGTGTAAGTGATGCAGTGAAATTGATTGACAAAGGAATTTATGCTGGTGCTTATGGCCCTGAAAAAGGTTTTATTGCAAAATTCACTGGTATTGGCGACCCTAAAAAGGTTCAAAACACAGAAGTTTTCATGTCAAACATTGGTGAAATTGTTATTCCTAGACTTCAGCAATTTGGTGGTAATGACTCTAATGAAGAATTGAAATATTTGCAAAAAGTTGTTGCTGGCGATCAACGCATAGAACCAGAATCTATGAAGCGTATTTTGGCAAGTGCTGAAAAGAAGATCAGAAACAATATTGCTAGATTGCAAAAGCAAGCTGAATCTGGTGCAACTGGTGCTAATTTGCCACTTCAGCCAATAGAAACACCTTTAGCACCACCAAAAGCAACTAAGCGATATAACCCACAGACACAAAGAGTTGAAGCCATAACTGGAGAATAAGATGCCAAGCTATGTACAAGTAGGTAATGATGTAATTGAATTTCCAGATGGAATGACTGATGAGCAAATTGCTCAAGCTATTTCTGGTGGAACTCAAGTTACTCCTCCATCTTCAGGTTTCTTGATGGGTTTGAAAGACCCAATTACAGGCGGGGCACAACTTTTGCCTCGTGCATTGTCTAGCGTAACCTCTGGTTTTGGTGCGTTTGAAAATCCTGTAAGTGAATTCTTTTCAAGCGAAGCAAAGCGAGTTGATGAACTTGCTCGTGCTGAAGAACAAGCATATCAACAGCAACGACAGGCTCGTGGAGAAAGTGGATTTGATATTCCTAGAATGGCTGGCAATGTAATCAATCCTGCAAATATTGTTCCTGCAACTAGGGCGGCACAATTAGCTCGTGCTAGGGGTTTGGGAACAACAGCACAAACTGTTGCGGCTGGTGCAACTGGTGGTGCTATGCAACCAGTGACAGGTGAAGGTAGTTTTGGAGCGCAAAAAGCCGAACAAGTTGGTATAGGTGCTGTTACTGCTCCGATTGGAGAAAAGGTTGTTGCTGGTGCTGGTCGGGTATTAAATCCACTTGTTTCTAAAGCAGAACAAACCATGCGTGATCTTGGTATCACTCCAACGACAGGACAGACTCTTGGTGGTCAATTTGGTGCATTTGAAGAATTTGCACAAAACTTACCTTTAATTGGCGAAAGCATTAGTAACGCAAGACAAAGAACTTTATTTGACTTTAATAAAGGCGTTATCAACAGGGCTTTAGATAAAGTCAAAGATAAACTTCCGGCAGATGTAATAGGTAGAGATGCAATTGCATATGCGTCAGATCAAGTGTCCAATAAATATGATGAAGTGTTGTCAAAAATGTCATTTGATTTGGATTTTGCAACTACCAGCAATATTCTTTCATCTTTAAGCAAAAACACAAATTTATCAGCAAGCCAAAGACAAGAAGTTGCTCAAACACTCAATGATGTAGTGTTAGGTAAATTTTCTGGTCAAAAGTTGGATGGTCAAACATTTAAGGGTATTGAGTCAGACTTGCGTAAAAAAGCCAGTAACTACTTAAACAGCACAACTGCTTCTGAAAGAGAAGTTGGTGAGGCATTGAGTGATGTTCTCGGAGTTCTAAAAAAAGAACTGTACTTTCAAAATCCAAAACAAACACCGCAATTGCGTAGAGTTGATAGTGCTTACAGCGACTTATCTGTAATCAATATTGCGGCTGGAAATTCCGGTGCGCCTAATGGAGTGTTTACGCCAAAACAATTTTCAATGGCTGTTAGACAAGCTGATAAGACAAGAAATAAATCAGCATTTGCCAAAGGCAGAGCAAAAAGCCAACAAATTTCTGATGCTGGTGTTCAAGTCCTTGGCGATCAATCGAAAGCAACATTAGAGGGTAATATTGCTACTAGGGTTGCTGGTGGCTATGGAATGTTGACAGAGCCAATTGTTGCGGCTGGTTTAGTTACTGGTGTTCCAACCATGTACAGTCCTGCTGGACAAAGAGCCTTAGATGTTGTATTGAGATCAAGACCAGATTTAGTTAAAAGGGCTGGTGGCTTACTAACGCAAAATGCGCCTCAAGCTGGTGCTGTTCTTGCGCCAAGTGCAGTCTTTCAATATAACAAAGCAGACAGAGCTAGATAAGGACTCAAAATTGATCCAATCTCCCTCCTTTTTGCTGCGAATGCTTGCGTTGCCGCAATCAAAGAGGGTTGCGAGCTTTACAAACAAGCTAAGACATCTTTCATGGAGGTCAAGGCAACGGTTGACGAGGCTGTTGGAATTGCACAGGAGGTATATGGCTTTTGGGGAAAACTGGCAAGTATGTTTGGCAGTGCGCCAAAGCCAGCCCCGGTCAAGCCTGTGGCGAAAAAGAAAGAGAAGTATGTTGCCGTCGATGAAACCCAAGTCAAGGTCAATATTGTCAAACAACTCACTGAGTTCTTCAAGATTCAAGAGCAACTAGAAGCGCACATAAGGGAAGAAGAAGAAAAGTCAAAGAATGTCTATGACCCTAATCAAAACCACATGGAAGCGGCTTTAAAGAGGGTAATGGCACAACAGCAAATGGCTGAGTTGGTTGTTCAGATTCGTGAGTGTATGGTGTATCAAAGCCCACCTGAGATGGGCGCACTGTACTCAGAGGTTTTCAAAATGAGGGAGACTATCCAAGAGGAGCAAACTGAGGCAAGATTAAAGCAAGAGGCACTAAAGAGGCGAGAATTATGGCAACGCAAGGAGGAAGAAAGAAACTTCCAGCTAAAAGTAGCGTACCTAGTAGCGACTTCTATATTCCTCCTTTACCTGTGGCTGTGGCTTCTGTTCGTAAGTCAATTGGGGAAGAAATAATGGGATGGGTTGCAGCTTGTGTTTTGATTGCTTTTCTTTTGCCACTCATGGGTTTTCTTTATCTTGACATCTTAGAAGCTAAACATGAGACAAAGGCTCAAATGGAAAAGGTTGAGAAGTTGAGACAGAAGATTGAACAGAAAGAAAGGGAGCAAGACAAATGAAATTTTAATAATGAGAAAAAACAGATTTTGCACATTCTTCATATTTAATACTTGCTTCTAGTGCAGTATCAAATACTCCCAAATGTATTGTTTTGTAATTATGTTGAATCTGCGCCACAAACTTGTTTAATCTTTTATTAAAAGTCACTCCTTTATAACCTGTTGAGTTGTTTTTTTGCTTTCCTCTATGTTCATTGTTTTGTTTTGTTGTAACTTCTCTAAGATTGGAAAAGTGGTTGTTTGATTTGTTACCATCAATGTGATCTAAAAAAAGTTTTGGAAATGAACCTGTTTCAAAAAACCAAACAAGATGATGGGCTGGATATTTCCTCCCTTGTGCTTGTATATATCTGTATCCTTTTGGGGTCAATGCGCCAGCTATTGATCCAACTTTTATTCTTGGTCGTTTCTTTTTTTGCAAAATGTTTCCAGTTTTTTGATCGTAAGAAAACAATTCGTGGAATATTGAAGATGAATTTTTCATGTGCTTATTATGGAGGATATAGAGTATGAAGTCAAGACTTTTGATATGTGTTTTATGCTTGTTTGCTTTATCTGCCTGTGAAGACAGGTTTAGATATAAGTGCCAAGACCCTCAGAATTGGGAAAATACTGAATGCAAGCCACCAATCTGTACTGCAACAGCTACTTGTCCTGAACAACTTGTTAAACCAGAAACGGAGAAAAAGTAATGCCTACCATTGGATACAAACCTAACAACCGATTGACTGCTGAAGAAATTGAAGTCCGTATTTGGGCAATCGTTATATTTTGTCTAACAATGATTCTTGTTGGATCAGTTGCCATGTTCTTGTATAGCGTTTCATTTGTGACTCAGCCAATGTCAGGAATGGCAGCAATTGATAAGGTATACACACAACAAATCAATACCATCATGGTGTTTATCACTGGTGTGTTGGGTGGTGTGGCAGGTCGTTCTGCTGTATCAGCCAGTGCTAAGGCTATTGCTAAGGCTGATGCCTCTGACAATGACGAGCCACCCGCACCATGAGTCTGTTTAATCCTTGGATACTACTGAGCATCGTCTTGGCGGTGCTTGGTGCATTTGGCGGTGGCTATTACAAGGGTGGGCAAGATGAATTTGCTAAACAGCAGATGGAGATTGCTCGACTTAATGCTGAAGCCAGACAAAAAGAACAGGCATTAGTGTCTGCTGTAAACAACACTGCAAATCAACTTGCAAAGGCAAATTATGAAGCCAAACTTCAAACTCAAAAGTTGCATTCTTCTATCGACTCTGGTGCTCTCAAGTTGCGGATTCCTGTCAAAGCAGCCAACTGCCCCATATCAACCCCCACAGATTCCCCCACTCCCACCGGAGATAGCGTTCAAGCAACAGCCGAACTTGACCGAGAGGTTGCTAAATCTCTTGTCGCCATCACAGACCAAGGAGACAGCAACACCAGACAACTCAACGCCTGTATTGATGCCTACAACACCGTCTACCAAACCCTAAAAGGAAAACCATGAACCTGTCAGCTAACTTCACCCTTAAAGAACTCACCAAGTCAGACACTGCCACTCGCTTGGGTCTGGACAATACGCCTGATGAGGACACCATTGAGAACCTCAAACTGTTGTGCGAAAAAGTTCTTCAACCTGTGCGTGAGCATTTCGGTCAGTCTGTGACTGTGAACTCTGGGTATCGTAGCCCTGAGTCAAATGCTGCCGTTGGAGGAAGTAAGACATCGGATCACTGCAAAGGTCAGGCTGCTGACATTGAGATCAATGGTGTTGCCAATCCCGATCTTGCTCAATGGATCATGGATAACCTTGAATACACTCAATTGATCTTAGAGTTCTACACACAAGGTCAACCAAACTCAGGATGGGTTCATGTCAGCTACGACCCAAACAATCTGAAGAAGCAAGAGTTGACCGCTACCAAAGTGGCGGGGAAGACTACTTACCTTAATGGTTTGATAGCTTAGTTCAGCAAACTGTCATAAATATGCGTCAACATTACAATTTTAACAGGGCGCATATATGAAATTGACTGACAAAGAGTTTATTGAGCTTTGGAAACAATATAAATCAGCCACTGAAATGGCAACTGCCACAGGGATGCACCTTAGAAATATCAGTCGTAGACGCAGAACTTTAGAAATTAAATATGGCGAATCTTTGGAAGTAAAAAAACCTAAATTACTTGCTTCAACAAAACCTAGTGCGGCTCGTAAAGACTTAGGAGTCTTAAATGGGACTGTTATTGTTTTTAGTGATGCTCATTTTTGGCCGGGCATTCATACGACAGCATTTAAAGGTCTTTTATGGGCTATTAAAGAGTTTCAACCTGTGGCAGTTATTGCTAACGGTGACATTTTTGATGGGGCTAGTATCTCTCGTTATCCGAGGATTGGATGGGACACCGTACCATCTGTGATACAGGAACTCAAAGCCTGTGAGATTGCAATGGGCGAGATCGAGGATGTTGCAAAAAAGACACGACACAATATGCAATTGGTCTGGACACTTGGAAACCACGATGCAAGGTTTGAGAATCGTCTAGCTGCCAATGCACCGCAATATGAGTTTGTCAAAGGGTTCAGTTTAAAAGACCATTTCCCTGCTTGGCATCCATGTTGGGCTTGTTGGCCTACGGAAAATACAGTCGTTAAACACCGTTGGAAAGGCGGTGTACACGCTACACACAACAACACTGTCAATGCTGGTGTAAGCATCGTTACAGGGCATCTACACAGCCTTAAAGTGACTCCATTTGCTGACTACCAAGGAAACAGGTTTGGCGTGGATACTGGCACGTTGGCTGATACTGATGGGGCGCAGTTTGTAAACTATCTTGAAGACTCTCCTACCAACTGGAGGTCAGGGTTTGCTGTACTGACATTTCATAATGGGAAATTGCTTTGGCCTGAGTTAGTCCATAAGTGGGCTGAAGGTCAAATTGAGTTTAGGGGTAAGGTA